CTACTCTTGAAGACGTTGTGGTTGGCGTTTCTTTTGGTGCTCCTAGAGTGTTAGAGTGGCGTCAGTATGAAAACGAAATCAAAAAAGAAACCAACACCAGTAAAACAGCAATCGGTACTAATTGGACATTTGAAACAACACGCTATTTCCTAGAAGACGGGGATGTGTATATGTTCGATGGTCACTCTCAAATGACCAGCACTCATGCCGTGCCTACGCTAGAAGGCGTAGGGGAACGCAGTAGTTTAACCTTTAGAACTGGGCTATGATCGTTTACATACTCCTTTACTTTCTAAGCGCTGGGGTTTAAAATAAAGGTGTATTAAATAATAAAAAGGTGAAGATTATGGAAAAAGTACAAGCAATACTACTAGACCCACAAGACCAAACCGCTAAAAAGGTTAAAATACCCAACACTGGCTACCAAGAATGGAAAAAGGTTCTGGGGATTACTAGCCCAATAGAGTTTGTCCGCTTAAAACACTTAGGTGAAGAAAAATATACTTTTATATTAATAGACGAGGAAGGGCTTTATAAAGAAGACAATCGCTACTTTAAACTAGATATATATACTCAGCCCCTGTCAGGAAGAGCCCTAATAGTGTCGATAGACGAAGAAGACCAGAGCGGTAACTTAATCAATACCGAATGGACAAAAGATATGGGAGGACTGCGGTGGTTGCCTGAAGACTTTAAACTGCCGTTAGGAGGATTTACTTACGTTAGTCTTGACGAGGGGTTACACTGATGAATAAGCAATACGATATTGTATTACTACGGGGGGATGGTGAAGAAGAGTATTTGCTCGGCAGGGGTAGCTTAGAAGAAGGACGTAAGCTACTAGAAAAGCTAGACGTACAGTTTTTAAGTATTTATACAGGGAGCGATATCCTTGCTCATGCCCACGATGAAGAGTATATTTACGCCCCGCACAAGGGGTGGAAGTCTAAGTGATGTGCTTTAGGATCAGGCTTTTCGGTTTTATAATATAGGGGTAATAAATAATAAAAAGGTGAATAAAATGAACGAAGAAAAACCTGGATTTGTACAAGTACTGGAAGACCGAGGCTATGAATTCCTTAGCCGTAGGTATGGTGTAGGAGGCTGGTTCTTTAAAAATAACGATCTTTATAAGCGTACAGCAACTCAATATTGGGCACATACTGCCGAAGGCAACTTACGGGATGGTAGAGTTAGGTCGTGGGCTAGGCTTACGAAGATTACTCGCTATAACTACCTGAGCCATTACATTCCCCCGTATATTTATAAAGAAGTAATCGGGAGGAGCTTAAGATGAACGAACAAGAATATCATGAAAAGTACCCCTTTCAAGAGGCTAGTGGCGAAGACTATGATAAGGAACTAACAACTCAAATAACCTTTAGATATCCCGAAGTATTAAGGAAACGCATGATGGGCGACTATCTGGAGTATTACCACGACGAAGAAAGTACCTACGTTGAAACCTCTGGGGAATGGTCTAATGCGGGTATGTACGTTGTCCGTGGTAAGCGGTATTCAGACATGGAACTATATGAGTCTGCCGTGGCGTTCTTTGAGCTTCAAATTAATGATCTGTAAGTAAACCTGTTCACGCCCCTTTACTTTTCTTGTAAGGGGGTGTTGTTGTTATTTAACAACGCATTTTGGACTATCAATTGGTTGTGGTAATAACCTAAGGAGGATGGAACCCCCTGTTGCTAGGGGGTTATTTGCGTATTAGTGTTGGAGAGTGGGAGATTAGTTTTAAAAAGTGAAATCAAATCGTGTTTTAGCTAATAAGGCAATAGTGCTTGAGGTAAGTAGTTGATATACAAGAGGAAAGGTTATATTGGCTGTGCTTATTGGCTGAGTATTGGCTTAGAGGAGCCAATATAATTGGGTGTAATATGGGGTTGTTGTATATGATGACGTGAGGTATGGTTCTTGAGTCTGTGACTCTTGTATCCAGTGTTGTATACTATAGTTGTTTTGGTTCAGGGAGCTTGGGTCTCTTCTAAGATTCTTCGGCTTCGCGTCCCAAGAGCCAAGAATCTCGTACAAGAACGATAATCGATAATCATGATGAACATGAACAAGAACCATTGCTCTTCTTCTTGTTCTTGCTCTTTGTTCTTCTTCTTGTTCGCGTACGCACGGGCTTTTGCTCCTCTTTATGTTCTTTTAGAAAGCCCTTTACTTTCTTAAAGTAAACGGGTATGCTATAGGTACTACTTAATAAAAAGTGGCAACAAACTAAAAGGTGAAATATGAAAACTTTAAGTAAAACTGAAAAAACCGCAGTGAAGAAGGTCAAAGCCCAAGCTACAGCGAAAGTTGAAGTCAAGGGAATAGGTGGCTACCTTGCCCCCGCTAATATAGTGGCAACAGGGAAGCAACCAAGAGCCAAGCACAACCAAGAATGGGTTGATGCTTTTGACGGTCTCACTATCGGCGACTTCATAGCTATTAAAAATAGCAACAAAGCGCTAGGTGGATTTCAACGAGATACTTCGGCTCTTCGTTATATGGTCAAGTACGGTTATATAACAATCGGGTAATCCCAGAATCCCCCTTGCTTCGGTAAGGGGGATTTCCTCTAACCCATAATCAACAAGAACAAGAACAAGAATCATTCCTCTTCTTCTTGTTGTTCAGCATAAGCATAAGATAAAGATAAACAAATCAAAACCCCAACTCGTATTCATGTTCATGCTCATGCTCATGTTGTTCTTGCATGTATGCGTATATAGGCGTAGGCGCGTTACGCGGGTATAAAATAAACCCCTTTACTTTTATAGTAATTAGTATAAGGTAGTAGGTAGGTATTAAATAATTAATACCGTTAATTAATAAAGGTAAATAAAAATGGTTAATAAAAGTAAAGTTAGTACCGTAACTATAAACGGTAAAGCCTATAACCTAACCGCTAAAATAGCGGTAGCTAATACGGCTAGGCTAGGGGTTAATAACGCGTATATAGCTAATAGTATTTACGGTATAGCTACCGTAGGTAATATAGTTAATAAAAAAGCCTACCCTAATACTAGGGTAGCTAGCGCTATTAAAACTAGCGCTTTAGCTAAAGCCGGCGTAACGCTAAATAGCTTAGTATTTAGTAAAAGCGGGCTAGGCTACTTTTTAAAGGCGGGTAATATAACTATTACTAGCTAAAGTAAAGGGCTATTAAACCCCGCTAACTTAACGGCTAGCGGGGTTTTTTAATAGGGGCTAGGGGTAAGTATAGGGGTTAAAAGTAAAAGGGTTTAAAACGTCTATAACTAAGCCTTAACGGTAGCCCCCACCCCCCTTATAGCAGTAGTTGTAGCGTTAGCTAAAGCGGTAAGTTTTGGAGAACCATTGTCCATGGATATTGAATTTTGCAAATTTGCCTTTACTAAATGCTTCAAATAAAGTTATCATTACATAAAATTTTGCAAAATTTTTAGGAGAAAAGATCATGGCTATTGGCTTAACAAACTGGTTTAAGAAAACTTTCCTAGACTACGAAGAAAAAACTGTCCGCAACCGAACCAAGAAAGGAAGATACGTAGCAGACGACCCCACCACAAAAAACATAAACGAAGCCTACAAGACTGTTATCAAACCTACGGCTACACCTACGCAGAAGAAATGAAACTGGCTCTAGTCTTAGGGGGACTTTTGTTTGTATCGGCTTCTATTAATGCGATTATGTTCATTAAATTGGACAAAGCAAAAATAGAACTACAAACAGCCATCAGTAATCAACAAGTTTTGGAAAACACCATCAAACAACAAAATGAACAAATTGTAAAAGCCCTAGAATCAGCTAAAAAGACTCAAGCCCAGATTCAAAACCTGAACTCCCAATACTCTGCAAGCCAAGCGCAAGTAACGAACCTAAGAAATAAATTTGCTAAGCATAATCTCGAAGGCATGGCACTAGCCAAACCTGCGTTATTAGAGGGCAAGATCAATAAAGCCTCCGCCAGAGTAGTGGCTAACTTAACCACAATAACCAATCCAGACCAATTTGATGAAAAAGCTGCTACTAATACCGCTACTACTAATTAACGGTTGCTCTTCGTTCTCTTTATTTGGGGACAGAGCCAACCAACAACCACAAGTTAAGCCTGTGGAAGTAGTTACTGTGGCAAAAAGAGCACCAATCTATCATCCGCCACTCCCAGAACCCATTGAATCAGCTCCGATTGAGTGGAGAATACTCTCTCCGGACGTAATGCAAGCCTATTTAACCGCCATTGAAGCGGGCGAAGAGCCAAGAATAGCGTATTATGGGTTGACTTCTCAAGGGTATGAGAATTTGAGCATGACAATGGGCGAAGTTACTCGTTATATAGAGCAAATTCTACATATTGTGGGGTACTATAAGGAATTAGACGAAGATGACGAAGAAAAATAACAATAAACTCACTCCTCGCCAAGAAAAATTCGCCCAAAACGTGGCAAAAGGCTTATCAAAGACGCAAGCAGCCATCGAAGCAGGATATTCGGTTAAAAATGCTCAAAAAGCGGGTACAGCGCTAGCTAGCGATCAAAATCCTAAAATAAAGAACCGTATTCAGACGCTACAAACCCGTGCAGCCAATTTAGTGTCCTTAAATCTAGGCACACACCTCAACGACCTCAAAGATATTCGGAATGGAGCGGTGGGTGCGGGAATGTGGTCGGCAGCGGTAGCAGCAGAGGTCGCAAGAGGCAAAGCAGCGGGGCTATACGTCCATAAATCCGAATTAACCATTAATAAGGTCGAAATGATGACTAAAGAAGAGATTTTAGTCAGAATGGACGAACTTTACTACGAATCAGGCGGAGTATTACCCAAAGGCGAGATAATTGACCTAAATACCGAAGAATACGATGGCTAGCCGTCTAAGCGAAGTTTATAAGCAAAAACCCGCCCTCAAGCCCCTAATTACTAAAATAAAGGCAGATAAAGGGCGAATAAGGGGTAAAATACACCTTATTTGGCTTATTGGGAGCTTTGCTAAGGGTACTGCCACCCCCCAGAGCGACACCGATTTATTGATAGTACAGTACAAAGATAACCTAGAAGATTGGAAAACAGAGCTAAGAAACGCCTTTCCTAACATTAAACTACAAACTCACCAGCTTTTACACGATAAGTGGGAAATGATCAAAGCAAAAGAATCGCGATTTTATCAAGGGGTTATAGAAGAAAAAGACCATATTGAGATTATATGAAACTCGATCTCAAAAACCTTCCCGAAGAAACGCTAAAGGAATACTACGAACTTACCGAACGGTTTAAAGAACTAAGCGAAGTTGAACAAGCACAACAAGAATTTTTAACTTTTGTCAAAAGCCAATGGCCAAGCTTCATTCAAGGTCACCATCATAAAATAGTAGCAGAAGCCTTTAACCGTATAGCCGATGGCAGCTTAAAACGGCTCATTATCAATATGCCACCAAGACACACGAAAAGTGAGTTCGCGAGTTTTTTACTGCCCGCTTATTTGATTGGGCGTAACCCTGCGCTTAAAATCATACAAGCAACACATACGTCCGACCTTGCAGTGCGATTTGGTCGTAAGGTCAGGGATTTAATACAATCTGACATATATAAACGTATTTTCCCTGAAACCGTGCTTAACCCAGACTCAAAAGCAGCAGGAAAATGGGAAACCATGGCAGAAAACCAACCCACAGTTCGTGGTGAGTATTATGCGGTAGGTACGGGAGGCGCGATCGCCGGACGGGGTGCAGACCTCTTTATTATTGATGATCCTCATTCAGAGCAAGACGCCATGTCAAAAGTAGCCCTAGATGACGCTTACGAGTGGTACACTTCTGGACCACGGCAACGACTCCAACCTGGAGGTGCTATTGTTATTGTTATGACGCGTTGGTCAGTTAAAGACCTAACGGGGCGATTAATTAAAGACATGTCTCGTAGCGCCCAAAATGATCAATGGGAAGTTATAGAACTCCCCGCTATTTTGCCGAGCGGTGATGCCGTGTGGCCAGAATACTGGAAAGTTGAAGAACTAGAAGGCATTAAGGCTGCGTTGGGTAATGGACCAAAATGGTTTGCACAATACATGCAATCCCCCACCTCAGAAGAAGGTGCATTAATTAAAAGAGAGTGGTGGCAAGAATGGCCAGAAAAGAAACCGCCCGAGTGCGAATATATTATACAAAGTTACGACACAGCATTTTTAAAGTCAGAAACTGCTGACTATTCAGCCATCACAACATGGGGAGTATTTTACCCTCATGGCAGGATTGGAGAAGACTTTTATCCAGGAGAAGCAGCCCATTTAATATTATTAGATTCGGTTAAGTCCCGTTTAGAATTTCCAGAGCTCAAGCGTAAGGCATTAGAACTCTACGAGCATTGGGAACCGGATACTGTAATCATAGAAGCAAAAGGAAGCGGTACTCCACTTACCCAAGAACTAAGGCGGATAGGAATCCCCGTTCAAAACTTTACTCCCAGCAAAGGTGCAGATAAAGTAGCTCGGGTGAATGCATGTACACCACTATTTGAGTCGGGAATAATATGGAAACCCGACACACACTGGGCAACTGAAGTTGTTGAAGAATGTGCATCTTTCCCCAACGGCGATCATGACGATTTAGTTGACTCTATGTCTCAGGCTGTTTTACGTTTTCGGCAGGGAGGGTTTGTTCAACTGGCTTCTGATTACGAAGATTCTTTTGATGGTTATCGTCATAAACACATGGTGTATTATTAGATGAAGAAAAAATTGACCGTAGGTATGGCTACCTACGATGACTACCAAGGGGTGTTTTGGACGGTTCAAGCATTACGCATGTATCATCCTGAAGTGATGGATCAAGTAGAAATCATCGTTATAGACAATAACCCCGACAGCGATCATGGCAAAGAAGTAAGACGGTTTTTTGAAGGCTACGACGCAGATTCAGGGCTATTTACTCAAGGCAATGTCCCTAATGGACGCTATATCCCCTTTACAGAATATCAAAGCGCCTTTGTTAAAGGACAAGTATTTGAAGAAGCGCAAACTGATTTTGTTCTATGTTTAGATTGTCACGTCTTTCTGGTTCCAGGCGCTTTACAGAAACTGATTAACTATTATGAGGCGTTCCCTAAAACTAAAGACCTCATACAAGGTCCACTTATCCACGACAATCTAGTAGACCATTTTACTCATTTAGAGCCTGAATGGAACGATCAATTCTTCGGTAATTGGGGGTGCTCTAACGAACTCATGGCGAAAGGCGACCCCTTCGAGATCCCGATGAACGGATGTGGCTTATTCTCTTGTGTAACCGAAAACTGGGTAGGTTTTAACCCTGCCTTCAGAGGCTTTGGAGGAGAAGAATGGTATATACAAGAAAAATTTAGAAAACACGGAGGCAAGGTCTTATGCCTACCCTTTTTACAATGGATGCATCGGTTCCAGAGAATGGACACACCTGAGTATACTTCAGACATGTACGACCGAATCAGAAATTTCCTTATAGGCTGGATGGAACTATACGAAAACAAAGAACACGCGGGGGTTCAGTCTATAGTAGAGAACTATGTAAAGTATGGATATTCTGAGGAAAAAATCAAAGAACTACTAGATACGTTCCCAGATAATTATTTGTAATAATGAAAAGATATGATAGAGTAGATTTTCATGGCTATTGATAAACAACTCCCAGTAATGAACGGAGAAGTTCCTATGTCGGGAGACCCGCTACCAATAGAGATTGAACTTGAGTTACCAGAGGGCGAAGAAGCGATCGAACAAGAGATGCCTCAGGCTCCTGAGTTTAATGAAAACTTAGCAGAATTTTTAGAGGATAGTGTCTTAAGCCCTTTAGCCAGTGAATTGACCAGTCTTTATGAGGAAGACAAAGAGTCTCGCCAAGAATGGTATGAAGCCTTTAGTAAAGGATTAGACCTCTTAGGCATTAAAAGCGAAGAACGAACCCAACCGTTTCAAGGAGCTAGTGGTGTTGATCATCCGATATTGGCAGAAGCGGTAACACAATTCCAAGCCCAAGCCTATAAAGAACTTCTTCCTGCAGGAGGACCAGTCCAAGTACAAGTGGTCGGTGCACATAATCCTGAGATTGTATCGCAATCGACTCGGGTTAAAGAATTTATGAATTATCAAATAACCCATGTCATGGAAGAATATGATCCAGAGATGGATTCAATGTTATTTTATCTACCGTTGTCTGGGAGTGCTTTTAAGAAAGTCTATTTTGATACAATGAAGAATCGTGCGGTCAGTGAGTTTGTAAAAGCTGAAGATTTAGTGGTTAGTTATTCTACAACTGACCTTTCTACTTCTCCTCGGGTTAGCCACGTTATGAATATGACTAAGAACGACCTACTTAAGATGCAATTGAATGGCACGTATGCAGATATAGAATTAATGCAAAACCCTGGAGCAGTCATGCCGAATGACGTTCAAGAAAAAATGGAAGAACTTGAAGGAGTTAGTGCTACATACGCTGAAAATAATGAACTTTACACTATTTTAGAAATGCATGTAGATCTCCGGCTGACTGAAATTGAAGACCATGGGTTTGCCTGCCCCTATATTGTAACGATTTGTGAAGATATGAACCAAGTACTGGCTATTCGTCGTAATTGGGAAGAGGAGGATCCGCTTTATAAGAAAACAGACTATTTTGTTCAGTATAAATTTCTCCCAGGACTAGGGTTCTATGGTTTTGGTTTAATACACATGATCGGAGGTATAACTAAATCAGTAACAGCAATACTAAGACAACTAATAGATGCTGGTACTTTGGCTAATCTGCCTGCAGGATTCAAGGCTCGTGGAATGAGAATACAAGGAGAGGACGAACCACTACAGCCTGGAGAATTTAGAGATGTTGATGTTGCGGGTGGGACAATTAAAGACTCTTTATTGCCTTTGCCCTATAAAGAACCTTCAGCCGTTTTATCACAGCTTTTAGGTGTTTTGGTTGATTCGGGAAGAAGATTTGCTAGTATTGCCGATATGCAAGTAGGCGACATAGGCAGTCAACAATTACCAGTAGGTACAACGATTGCTATGTTAGAAAGAGGCACAAAGGTTATGTCTGCTATACATAAGCGCCTACATTTTGCCCAAAAGAAAGAGTTCAGGTTACTTTCTGACCTCTATGCTAAATACCTACCGCCAGAATATCCCTACATGACGGAAGGTGGAGAACAGGTGGTCATGGCACAGGATTTTGATAATCGTGTTGACGTGCTACCAATAAGCGATCCAAATATTTTTTCAATGGCTCAAAGAGTACTAATAGCACAACAACAATTACAAATGGCTCAAGCTGCACCAGAAATACATAATATGCAAGAAGCGTATCGACGAATGTACGAAGCGCTTGAGATTAAAAACCCACAAACACTGTTTAAAGAAGAACCTCAAGTACCCCCTAGAGATCCGATCAGTGAACAACAAGCAGCAATGATGGGGAAACCCATTAAAGCGTTTGAATGGCAAGACCATGAAGCCTATATTGAGGCACACTCGTTTTTTGTACAAAACCCGATGGCTCAACAGAATGAAATGGTTGTTCAGATGATTAGTTCTAATATACAAGAACACCAGTCGATGAAATATCGTCTAGAGATTGAAGAAGCCATGGGTCAGCCACTACCACCACTAGAAGAACTTCAACAGATGCCTCCTGAACAAGCACAACAAATAATGAATGAAATTGCTCAGAAAGCAACACAAGCCACAGCAGAAGTTACGGGCAGAGCACAAGCAGTTGCCGAAGCTGAAGAGAAAGCTAAAATGGATCCAATAATCGAACTACAGAAAGCTGAAATAAGGCAACGGGCAGTAGCTTCAGAACAAAAACGAGAAGTTGAAAAAGATAAGATTGAATCTCAAGAAGCAATAGCAGAGATGAAGATTGCTGCTGAAAGAGAGAAGAATGTACAATCCTCTATACTTGAGGCAGATAGAACTTACGCAGATATTTTAAACACTGTCCGAGAGGCAGACGAAAAAACTAGAACTAATTAGGAGTAGAAGATGGCTAAAAAGTCTAAAGTTTATCCTGGACCACAAAAGAACCCAGTTAAATTGAATACTAAGGGTGACGGAATGGTTAAGGCAGTAAAAGGAAAAGTTAAAGGCGGTGGTGCAGCCACCAAAGGACTTAGTTTTATTCAATGGATTAAAAGCTAGTTTATGGATTGGATAACTGCGACTGAGTTTTTATTAAAACAGTCCCGTAAAAGACAAGAGGAACTAAAAAATACTCTTGTAGGCGGGGGAGCTTCTGATTATGTTCAGTACCAACGGTTAATTGGCGAGATAACGGGACTGAACTTTATTGAGAATGAGATAGTTGGACTACACAAAAGGATGGACGCACCAGATGAAGAATGAAGCGCAAAAACAAAAGAAGGAGATCCCTTCCTTTGTTTCTAATTTTGGTTCTGAAGAACCAAAAAAACCTACTAATTTTACACCAGATGACCTGAAAAACGACGATAAATTGTCTCAAAAACTACCCAGACCAACAGGTTATCGAATGCTAATTTTACCCTTTGCCCCTGCTGAGAAGACAAAAGGTGGAATCTATCTGGCTAAACAAACTGTAGACCGAGAGCGTCTAACTACAGTCGTGGGCTATGTTGTAGCCCTTGGACCAGATGCCTATAAAGACCTGAACAAGTTCCCTGAAGGTGCTTGGTGCGAAGAAGGTGATTGGGTTATTTTTGGACGCTACGCAGGAGCTCGTATCCAAATTGATGGAGGAGACTTGCGCCTTTTAAACGACGATGAAATTTTAGCACTAATAGACGATCCCGAAGACATACTTGGAGGATAGTAGTTTACTCTTGCAAAATTTTACGCTAAACTCAAATAATTCATGGAGGAAACCATGCCACAAGCACAAGAAGATTTAGAACGAGAAATAATAGTACCTATGAAGGAAGAGGGCACTAAAGAAGTAGAAGTAGAAACTTCTCCTCAAGATGAGCACGAACAGGAAGTTGAACAGTACAGCGATAAAGTACAAAAAAGAATCGATAAACTTACCTATAATCAGCGTGAGGCAGAACGACAAAGAGATGAAGCGCTTCGGGTCGCCCAAACTTTAAAAGATAAAGTTCAAGAATTTGAAAATAACGCTGAGAAAGATAAAGAGGCGCTTTTTAAAGAGTATAATGCCCGTGTTGCTAATGATTTAGAAATAGCTAAAGAAAAATATAAAGCGGCTGCGTATGAAGGGGATTTAGATAAATCTTTGAATGCTCAACAAGATATTGCCAAACTGGCTGTTGAACAAGAAACATTAGCTCGTCATAAAAAACAAAAAGAAAACACACAGAGTAATGGCCAGGACAAGGCTCCTCCTCCTCCAATCGACCCTAGAGCAACCTCTTGGGCACAAAAAGAAGAAAACTCTTGGTTCGGAAGAGATAGGGTGATGACGTCTGCAGCCTTTGAAATTGATAAAGAAATGCAAGAACAAGGTATAAACCCCACTGTTTCTGACTATTACGAACAATTGGATGAGCGAATTAAAGAAGCCTTTCCACACAAATTTGAACAAGGGGAGAGTAAATCTCCTCCTGTACAAGCAGTTGGACGAACTAGCGTTGGGGCTAACCCCAATACTAGAAAGTCCAGAAAAGTAAAACTCACAGCAAGTCAGCAAGCAATTGCTAAAAAACTTGGTGTGCCATTAGAAGAATACGCAAAGTATGTCTAAATATAGGAGTATAATATGACAGATCGCAACTCCCGTTCTGCTGAAGTTCGAGAAAAAACTACTCGCAGAAAACCTTGGCAACCTCCGTCCAGTTTGGACGCACCTAAACCACCTCCAGGATATAGATATCGCTGGATCCGTGAAAGCATTCTCGGGCAAGATGACAAAACGAATATGTCTAAGCGTATTCGCGAAGGATTTGAACCTGTTAGGGCTGAAACTCACCCTGAGTTTCAAGGTCCGACAATTGAGGATGGAAAGCACGCAGGTGTTATTGGGGTTGGCGGTTTAATCTTAGCAAAAATAGATGAAGAGATTGTCGATGAACGTAAGGAATATTTCCAAGAAATGACCGATGCGTCCATGCAGGCAGTTGATTCAGAACTAATGAGGGAAAGTAATCCTATTATGCCTATCGAAAAACCGAATCGTAGAACGAAAACGGAATTTGGTAGCAGACGGGATCTTTCTGAAGATTAACCTTTAACTATGGGTAAATAAATTATGGCAAACACTAATGACCCTAACGGGTTTACACCAGCATATCATATGACTGGTGGAACTATTAGACCTGCCCAAATGAGAATCGCTAGTGCGACAAATGCTTCTATTTTTAGTGGCGATGTCGTCAATCTATCAAGCGGTTATATCATTCAGGGTACGGCTACTGGTGCGCCTATTGGCGTTTTTGCTGGCGTTTATTACGAGGCAACTGACGGCACTCCTACATTTGCAAAGATGTGGACTGCTGATGTTGCTACATTAGGAAGTGCAGATGCCAAAGCCTACGTGTATAACGATCCTGACATCGTTTACGAGGCTCAATTTACTGCTGGTACACCAGCTGTAAGTTTTATTGGCAGCAAATACACACTCACAACAACTGCTGGTAGTACATCTACCGGTCGTTCTGCTGAGGGTGTGACTGCTACAACGTCTTCTGGCGTGGCTCTTTGTGTTGGCTTTGTGGATACACCAAGCAACTCAATAGCAGCTTATGCTAGGGCTTTTTTCCGATTCCCAGCCAATCCATTTGAATAAGGAGAATAAGTAATGGCAATTAACCGAGCACAACTCGTTAAAGAACTTGTCCCAGGACTTAATGCTTTATTCGGACTAGAGTACTCAAGCTACGCTGATGAGCACACAATGATTTTCAACACTGAAAATTCAGACCGTGCCTATGAGGAAGAAGTGATGCTCTCTGGATTCGGGGAAGCAGCAGTTAAAGGCGAAGGTGCCGCAGTTAAGTATGACACTGCCCAAGAAACTTGGACAGCCCGTTATACTCATGATACTGTAGCTTTAGCCTTCTCCTTGACTGAAGAAGCGATGGAAGACAATCTGTATGATACCCTATCTGCAAGATACACTCGTGCTCTTGCTCGTTCTATGCAACAAACAAAGCAGATTAAAGCTGCTAATGTGTTGAATAACGGGTTTAGTAGTAGTTATCCAGGAGGAGACGGTAAAGAACTTTTCGCTACCGATCATACTTCTTTAACTGCTGGTGACCTTAAGAACGAACTAAGCACGGCTGCAGACCTTAACGAAACATCTATGGAGCAAGCACTAATTGATATTGCTGGCTTTAAAGATGAAAGAGGTCTGAAAGTTAATGCACAGGCACAAAGACTAATTTGTCCTCCTGCATTACAGTTCGTAGCAGATCGGTTGTTAAATACTCCAGGTCGGGTCGCAACTTCAGATAATGACATCAATGCAATTAGAAATATGGGAATGATCCCTGACGGCTATGCTGTGAATCATTATTTGACAGACACCGATGCGTGGTTTATTAAAACAGATATACCTAATGGGCTCAAGCACTTTGTTCGAACCGCAGTTTCCACTAACATGGAAGGCGACTTCGAAACAGGAAACGTAAGATACAAGGCACGAGAAAGATACAGCTTCGGCTGGTCTGACTGGCGTGGTATCTTTGGATCTCCTGGTGCTTAATGCTAAGTAGAGTATTAAAACGCAAGTAACATGGAACCTGTGATGTGGGGGTTTCCTACTCAACCCACATCAACTTTATCTAGGGATAAATTGTCCTACAGACTGACCTAGCAGACAAGCCAAGACGGTAGGACTTATTTTTTTCGGGAGAAAAAATTATGGCAAAATCAACCTTTTCAGGTCCAGTTAGGTCACTAGCTGGTTTTATTTCCGCAGGGAACGCTGCTGTTGTGAGTCTTACTGCTGATACCTCAATAACAGTAGCAGCACACGCAGGAAAAATACTTCTTTGTAATGACGCAGACGGTAAATTTACACTACCTTCTATAGTTACAACGGCTCCAGGTGAAGACACCGACCCAAATCAAACTAATAATTTAGGGGCTCAATTCATGTTTGTTGTTGTTACAGCAGCTACAGATATGGACATCTTAACGGATGGCACAGACAAGTTTGTTGGCGGTACTTACACAGGAGTAACTGACGCAACAGGTAAAACCTTTATTTCTGGCGCAAGCAATGATGTTATAACTATGAACGGAACTACCAAAGGAGGACTTGCAGGAAGCATCGTAAGATGTACTGCAATAGCTTCTGCGAAGTATTCAATAGAAGGAATTATACTTGGTTCAGGAACTTTAGTAACACCATTTGCTGACGCTTAATAGGAGAACCGTATGAGTTCATCAGATGTAAAAGCATCGGTACCTTTGACAGCTACTGGACAGTTACAAGGAACTATCGGTAGTGGAGCAGGGACAGCAACGAATTTGGGACCTATACGGATCCAATCTGTTCAAGCTCAAGCAAGTGCTGCAGATGCTACTATAAAAGTATATGATGGTACAAGCGCTAGTAGCACTAAACTCCTAATGGAATTCAAATTTGGTAGTGCGGCAAATGAAGCATTTGATCATTACCTACCCAATAATGGAGTTAAGTTTTCTACAGGAGCCTATGTCGTATTAGCTAATTGTGACTTTTTCGTTGCATATCACTGTTAATAATGGCAACTTCAGGCACTCGCGCATTTAGCTTAGATGTAGCTACTGCAATAGAAGAAGCATATGAACTTGCGGGTTTAGAAGCCCGCAC